ACTACTGTATCTTCAATCATCATTTAACCTTATAGAAATCACACGTATGGACGGGACACCACCCGCACAGAGCAGTCGGCTTTTCTTGCCAGACACCGCTCTTGAACGAGGTGCTCATGCGCTTCAATGTAGGCATGAACTCATCCCAAAGTTTTTCTTTCGACTCACGCTTGTACTCTGACGTAACGAAGTGGTTGTGCATCACGAACAGTAGACCGGCATTGATGTGGTTTACTTCAGGAAAGTATTCAAAAGCCATTAGCGCCATCAACTGAAGCTGCTTAGGATCCGGGTACTTGTTGCTGCCTGTCTTGTAATCAACAATAAACGCCGTATCACCGTCCACGATGAGCAGGTCAGCGATCCCACGAACCCAATAGTTGTCCGCGCTAAAGCCGCATGGTTCTTTGTCGGCGGTCAGGGCCATCTCGAACTCAGGGAACTTTTCGCCCTCTATCTCCGCAAGGGAAGAGACCATACCCTCGAACCGCTCGTAGTTCTTGGCTAGGGGGGCTCCATCCTTGACGTAGTTCTCAAGCGCAGCGTGTACCTCAGTGCCGTATAGCATCTGCTTGGTAGGACTTTTCTGATGCTGCTTGAGGACTTTTACCTCATGGTATTGTCTAGGGCAATTCTGGTAGTCTTTCATACCAGAGTAAGACCACTTGAGTTCTGATACTTCCATTAGCAGTCTCCGTAGCTAAGTCCAAAGGTGGCTTCACACGCAATGGGAAGCCCCGGAGCCCAACGTGGGGCGGTGGACATGATACCAGTGATCTGCGCCATAGCCTCATCTAGCTCATCGGTTGGAACCACGCACACCACAGAGTCGTGCACGGTCAGGGCGACATCGTATAACTTACTTATATTCATCAGTTGCTCGCCCACAATGCAGCGAGCTAGAGCTTGCACTACGTTCTCAACCACCGTGCCGCCCCAGATATACACTGGCCCCTTGCGGGACTTGTATACAGTCTTTGTCGAAGTTGTCTTCTTGGTCTCCTCATCTACTTCTGTTTTCTTATGGAGGTCAGGGTATCGGATGTGCAACCCATTCGGCAAGGAGACACCATCTTTCCCGTACCAGACACACCCGTGCTCACCGAACTGAAGCTCTCTACCTTTGAACTCGTTTTGGATCAGCGCGTTCAAAAGTTTGTCGCCAGCACCCCATAGACTTTTGATCTTGTCGTTCTCTGTTCTATACACATCGACGATACGCTTGGCTTCTTGCTCATCCAGCACCATCGGTGGCGTTGCGGTAGCCAATGTGGATTGCAGCTTGACGCCACCCGTACCGTACCCGCATCCAAGAACCACGGTCTTGCCCACGAACCGCTGCTCCTTAGTTACGTCTTCCGGTTTGCACGTATAGATCTTTGACGACATCTGCCTGTATACGTCTTGCTTCTCAGCAAACATCTTGACGACATCATCCTGTCCTGCCAGCCATGCGAGCACCCGCGCCTCGATCTGTGATGAGTCACAGTTGACCACTGTAAATCCGGTGGGCGCAACGATAGCGTTCTTCAGTGCCTTTTTCTTAACGTCACGACTAGGAAGATTCTGAAAGTTAACCTTATCGTATCCAGCCCATCGCCCTGTGTGTGCGCCGTAGTACTTCAGCGGGATCGGCAGACGCTCATTGTTCCTGCGCCCAATGTCAATGAATCTCTGTATACGTTTCTCTTCCAGAGTTGACTTCACCCCAAGCCTAGCAGCGCACAACTGTTGGATGAACACGTTCTCATGCTCACACAGCTTTAAGAAAGCCTCATCCTTCTTGGCAAGGGCGGGCATCTCTTTGCCTGTGACGGGGCTGATCTTAGTGGGGGCGGTTATACCAAAAGCTAAGAGTACTTCTGCGAATTGTTTGTTGCTGGATAGTTTCTTGGATACTTCCTCATCAGAGTTACACCCTAGCTCTTGCCGCAGCTTCCCTAGCAACTCCCTGCGGTCATGGATCAGATCTGCCATGCGGAGGTGCAAGATCTCCTCGTCCACGTATAACTTAGGCTGGATGAACATCCTCAAGGTTTGATCAATTAAACCTAATTCGATTTCGGGAAAACCCTCGTTCAGTAAGTTATATAATGAGTATGTTAACTCTACGTCATTACAGCAGTAAGCACCGTATTGCGCCAAGTCCTTAGCCTCGAAATCTTCGAGTCGCTTACCCTTGGCCTCGATTACCTCTGTACCCTTTTCTCCGATGTTGTATCGAAGGGCTAGGGCAGCGAGCGACCCACCAGCATCTACACCGTGAATCGCCCGTGCCATGCATAGGGTATCGAGGTAGAACTTAGGCGTGATCTTGAATATCCACTTCAGGATCGCCCCATCGAATAGCGTATTGTGTGCAAGCACTGCGCTATTCCGCCAGTTGTACCGCTTGAGGTGGCTACTTAAGACTTCGTGGTTCCCGGAATACCAAATTGAGGGGCCATTGTCGATCTTGATGCTGAACCCAATGACTTGAAACTGCTCATCCTGTATGTACTCCTCTGTCGTGAGGCGCATTAGAGAGTAAGACTTATCGTAGTAAGTCTCAAAGTCTATGGTTATAAGATTCATTTCGTTTCTTCGGTCTCGATCAACTTGGATAGGTAGTGTTGCGCCTTGCGTAGATCGTCGATCCCACCCTTCTCACGCCACCTACTTATATACTTAACAATGTTCCCTTCCAGATATGGAAGTTTGTTCTGGATAATGAAGTCCCACGGCTGAATAGCTTTATCTTTGTAATGAGCCCCGCCAATTTGGACGGCATTCGATGAATAGCGTTGTTCGTAGGAGTCAGTTGCCCCCACCGCGCCCTGTTCTTCGTCCGCCTTACGTCTTTGCTCAGTCATGGTTACTCCAGGTCTCAGTCTGCTCTTTGATATACCGCATAGCACATTCATAGTGCTGCGGACCCCACTTCCAGCAGTCTGGCGAATGAGTACCAATTCGTTGAAAACGGTTAGCTTCGTAATACAAAGCCTTGCGTAAACGCGCAATCTCGATGTCCTTCTCATCTTCAGTCATGTTCTGCTCTTTCATTACGCAACCAATATGGTATTAAATAACCGTCAACGTGCTCCTCCGGTGGAGGCTTGCGCTGCGAGAGGGCGAACCTAAGAATGGCGATTGCTTCTGCCGCCTCTGGTAAATCACCCAGTGCAATGAGGGCGCTTTCTATACTTGCGTACGGGTTCATGTCTTGCTCCTTTCGGGCCAATTTTTAGGGCGGTCAGTCCACTCGATATCTACGTGCAGCGTTTCTTTCTTCGCCGCCCAGCGAGCGGCTTTATCAGCCGACTCATGCATAAATGTGGGCCAACTCCATACCTCACCATCCCACCAGCGGTAGGTTGCACTGTCTCTGTTGTGATAGTGCTTCGTCGGCCACCAGCCAAGACTCGGGGGTGGGCCTTTGTGCCATCTAGGTTTATACAAATCTTCCATATTCCACTTCACGTTAACTCCTACACAAGCGGCGCAGTGCCACATCTTTTGTTTGTTGAGCCGACCTCCCGGTGCGGCCTTGTTTGTCTTGCACTTCCAACAGAAGCGCGTGAACGTACCTATCGGCATCACTCAATCCCGAAATGGGCCAGCAATATCTTGCCGTCATAGACAGGTTCGTAGTGATCCTCGATCACCTTGGCACACTCGCGCACGATCAACTCAGCTAAGAGTTCTGACTTAAATATATGCGCCTCATAACTATCGAACGCATTAACGCCCCTAATTTCGCGGACAATACACTTAGCATGGAGTTCTTCGTATAGCTTTTGGTTCATCATTCGCTCCGTTTTGTATTAAGCCGAATATATTCGGCGAGTTTATGTAAATCCAGTAGTAGATCTGTAGGCACAGCCCTTGGTAGTCGGTAGCCTTCGGCCTTGAGTAACGCTCTGAGAGTATCGCGGCGGCTGTCTTCTTTGACAACCTCCAGCAAGCGAACGATCTCCTGCGCTTTGTCCCAGTCAATCACGCGCCACCCTCGTTGGCTTTATCTTCTCAGGACAGATGAGTTTCG